GTTGATCTGGCTTTGGGTAATAGCCAACAGGCAGATTCAAACGCAACCGCGGCGGTGGCAATGGATGCAGACGGTTACGAATATATCCGTGACATGCTGGTGGAGCAGAAGCTGGATATGTTTTTGCCGTTGTGCGTGGAGTTGATGCTTTCGGAGCGTGAGATCGGTACGATCTGGGGCATTGAAGATAATGCTTTCCAGACGTTGGTTGTGAGGGACTTTTTGAAGGACCAACGATTGGCGAGAATTCCGATTATGGGTATGACGCGCGGAAGTCACGATGGCGATAAGACGCAGTGGGCACAACCCTGGCGTTTGCGCTCAAAGCAGGGACGTGTGCGATTGGTGCGCGGTACGTGGAACCTTTCCTTCCTACGGACGGCTTCGGCTTTCCCGAAGGGACGGCATGACGATGAAGTGGATACGGTCAGCGGCGGCAATCAGATGATCGCTGATAACGCGAGTGGAAGCGGTAAGACGGTGAGCAGTCCGGCAATTGTGGTGAGTTCTGAAAGTTTGTTTGCGATTGCAAGTATTTGATGTTTATAAAGTTTATAACGTTTATGAGGTGAAAACATGGCTAACAAAATTGATAAAGGTACAGCGTTGGAAGAGTTGGTGAAAGGTTCGATGGATTACACCATGAGCGAAATCCGTGAGGCTTTCAGAAAACAATTCCCTTATGAAAACGGGGATGAGTATTACGTCAATGAAATCTTTGCCGATCATGTGATCGTTTCTGAATATGGTTCGCTTTCGGCGTTGAAGACTGATGAATATTGGAAAGTGACTTATGCGCCGAAAACAGAAGGCGCGGAAGGTCCTGATTATGTTTTCCAGACACGTGATCTATGGGAAAAGGTCGAGTTGAGTTATCAACCTGCCGCGCCCCTCTCGGCAAGCATGATGACATCCTCCCAGTTAGGGGAGCGCGCTTTGGTTAGCGGCAAGAAACGCGGCAAGAAATTTGAAGAGCGATTGAATGCGCGTGTGGCTTTGGAAGAAAGCGAATCTGGAAAAAAGCGCATCATTATTGAAGGAGCAATGACGGCGGGGATTGTCAATGGCAATCGTCGCCGATATTCTGCAAATGTTATCTCTGCGGCGGTCGCTGAATTACGCGGTCATCTGCATGAGAGCAACGGGCAAGGCATGGCGGTGCAGGTTCTTGGTGAGACGGAACATCCGTCTGACAAGGGCGGGCGTGCTAGCTTTTTGGAAACGGTTGTGAAGTGGGAAGATGTCACTTTCAACGGTCAGCGCGTAGACGTGATCGGTCGCGTGCTGGAAACATCCAAAGGCAAGGACATCCTGACTTTGATGGAAGGCGGCGTGATGCCAGGCGTGAGTCTGCGCGGTTATGGTGACGGCAAGAATGTTACTGAAAGCGGCGATAAGATTTTTGAAGTGAGCGAACTGCATATTACAGGATTTGACCTGGTGCTGGAGCCATCCTTTGAGAATTCAGCCGCGCTAATCGAATCAATCAATCAATCACATGGAGATGATGAAATGTCTGACGAACTTTTAGAAAAAGTACAAAACGAAAAGGCTGATCTTGCCAAGCAATTGCAGGAAGCCCAGAAGATGATCGCTGAAGGCGAAACTGCCAAGGCTCAATTGGTGGAATCTCAGCGCAAGGCGGCTGTTGAAGTTGCCATTACCGAAGCGACCAAAGACCTGCCTTTCGGCAAGGATTTGAATGAGTCGTTTGTGGATGCGCTCAAAGCGGCTGAACTGAAAGACGTTGATGCCGTGAAGAAATTCACCGAGAGCAAACGCGCTGAATACGGCAAGCTCGCCGCGAAAGGCGCTTTGGTTGGTATGGGTTTCGATGAAAAGAAAGGCATCGTGGTTTTGGGTGATGTTCTCGAACGTGAGACCGGCACGCCCGAATTCGCACGCGCTTCGTTTGAGATCACCGAATCCCTGCGCAAGAATGAAATGCGCTCGAAGACTGAACTCAACTTGCGCGCAGAAAGCCGCGCTGGTGTTTTCACCGCTCAATTGCTGGCTCGTTTTGACGAACAGAACAAAGGCAAACTGATCAACGAAGCCCGCCTGTTCAACGAAGCCGAATTGACCACTGATTTGAACCTGCCGTATTCGGTCAGCCGCGCGATCATCGCTGAGGCATTCCCCAATTTGGTGGCTGCCAATCTGTTCGATGTGGGCATGATGAACTCACAATCTGAGCGCATTTATTTTGAGGCGTTCACCGGCGAAACTGGCTATACCGTAGCCATCACCGATGAAGAGGTTACTGCGGGCGCAGAAAGCACCTGGTACGCGCTGGCTCATGCGTATGTTACTCCCGGCACTGTCGTTGTCACCAGCAACCCCGCAGGCACCACCTACGTGGAAGGCACTGACTTCGTGATCGATTACGAATTGGGCAAGATCAAGGCTTTAGCCGCTGGCGCAATTGACGCCAATGATCTGCTTGTGGATTACAGCTATAACGCAATTGCCAAGGGCGAGAATGCTGAAATCGAACGCGCCAAAGTGACACTCAGCTATCAGACACTTGAAGCGACCGCTTTACGCCTGGCTGATTACATCTCCAGTGAAGCGATTGTCTTTAGCCGTTCACAACTCGGCTGGGACGCCGTAGCTCGCACCATGGCGAACATCATCCGTCAGACACGCCTCAACATTGACAAGGCTTTGATCGAGAAAGGTTTGGCGGCTGCATTGGGTGTGGCAAGCAACAGCGGCGGCACCTATGATATTTCAGCCGATACGATTGCCAGTTTTGTCGAAAAACTTGGCAGCGCTAAAGTGTTGGTTGCCAACCGTTATTACGAACCGACCGGCATTTTGATGAGCGTGACCAATGCGGACCTTCTCAGCAATTGGGATGGTTTCAAGGTTCAGGGATTTTCCAATGCAGTGCTCAACTCTGCCGGATTTGCAGGCAGTGTGAAGGGTTTGCCGGTGTTCGCATCCACTCAGATGCGCGAAGGCTGGGCGTTGGTCATGAACCGCGAATTGGTAATGCACCGCGTCTTCCAGCCGATGACCGTCAAGGGTCCTTACCCGATCTACAGCAACGGCAAGATCATTGCTGGCGAACAGTACTACTCTGAAGAATACAACGGCTCTCTCGCCCCGATTGGCGGCAAGGGCGCTTACGTGAAGATCCAAGCCTAAAAGCAAGGATGAATGATGAAGGATGAGGGATGAAAGTTATCCCTCATCCTTTGGAGATTTCGATGGCGAAAATTGTTTATACGGGACGGCGGGTGCGGATGGTTTTTGGAAAGTACGTGCATGAGGGGCATGTACTGGACATGAGCGATAAGCAGGCAATGACCCTCGAAGGTGATGCGGATTTTAGGATCACTTATGAAAATAAAGAACCCGTGCCTGAGAAGATGCAAGAAAACTTATTGGTTGTTGAACCCGTGAAAAGAAAATCAAAAGGTAAACGAAGATGACAACTCTTGCGGCAATGGTGACAGTTTTACAAAGTGAAGTTCCCGCGGTGAACAGCGTCCCCACCACGGCGCAATACGAGCAGGCGGTGAAGGATGCCGTGCTCGAATTTTCACGCCGTTGCGGATTGGCAAAGTGGGCAGAGTTGAATATTGTTTCTGGCACGCCTGCCTATAGCCTGGCGTCTGATTTTTTGAGCATGATCGTTCTGGACAGCCTGACGGGTGTGGATGGCGTGATTATCTCCAATAGCGGCATTATTCCGGTGTCTGCGGATTGGGATGAGCAATATACGATTGCCAACAAGCAGATCACCTTTACCCCAACACCCACCTATAGCCTGACGCGCAACTATAAATATAAATCCGGTTGGATTGCCAGTGCTGGAGATTACACCACGCTGGGAGATATTGAGACGCAGATCGTGTTGATCAAAGCCAAACAACTGGCAAGTGAGAAGATCGCCAACTCTGCGGCGGCGGCGGGCGGCATGAAGTACAGCCTGGGCGCGGTGAGTGTAGATAAGGGCGCGGGCATCGAATCATTGACTCAGATGATGTACAAGCTGCATGGCGAATTCGTTGAAGCGTGCGCGCAATATAACGGCGCAGTTGGGATGGCGTAATGGCATTTGATTGGACGCAGGCTCAGAAAGATATGCGCGCCATCCGTGCGGAGAATGAGGTTTCGCTGGTTATTCGGCGCGGCGCTACGTCATTGACAACTCAGGCTATGCGGATCGAATATGCAGGCACACGCGGATTCCGCTTGCAGAGTGACGCGGCGCGTTCGGCGAACCAGGCTGTTTTTATTTTGGGCGAGCCGAATATGGATATTGCGATTGATGACCGTTTGACCTATGGCGGCATTTTGTTCAACGTCGTTTTTGTGCAGCCCAATAAACTGGCTTGCACGATTGCTGAGGCGGTGGCAGTTGAATAGCGGCTTTCAGTGGGTTGTGGCTCCGAGTGACCAGTTGATTCCAGCCATCAAAAAGTATGGCGCAAATGCCTTGATCGCTGTGCAGGCGGTGGCAACTTATTGGGGGCAGTCTATTCAGGATGAGGCGCGGCAGGAAGCGATTTGGGAAGATCGGACGGCGAATGCGCGCGGCGGTTTGTTTTTTGCTGTGGACGGCTTCGGGATGAGTCCCATCACTGGCATGGTGACACCTGAGTCAAAGTCTGAGATGAGCGACGTGGCTGTGGAAAGCGGCGATGCCAATACATTGGTTGTGACATTGGGGCACACGGTATTTTACGGCAAATATTTAGAGACATCCAACGGCGGACGGTATGCAGTGGTAATGAGCACCATCGAGCGCAATTTGCCAAAACTGGAACGGATGTTGCAGGATGCGTTGAAGTAATTTTGTAAAAATTGAGAAGGTCAAAATATGCCAACATTATCAGATCGCTTTAGAGCGTTTATGAACCCAAATGCAGAGATTGCTTCGCAGAGTGCGCTCGCAATGACATCCAGCCCGGCACCGGTGATTACTGAGGATGTGTATTCGCGTTTCAAGGTGGAGCGTGACCGTCTGTCTGTCATCAAGGATTGCAGAGCCATGTATGACGGTGATCCGCGGGTTGAGAAGATGCACCGCATGTATGCCCGCGATCTATTGCGCGGCGGGTTTGTGCTGAAGACGGATAACACGCAGGCGAGCGAGGTGGTTTCGGCTTTGCAGGAACGTTTGCACTTGAATCAAGCGTTGGAAGATTGGCTGAGACTTTCGATGCGCGATGGGGATTCGTTTCTTGAGGTGACGCCCGCACAGGTGACGAACTCCATCTATCAGGTGGCGAGTGTGACACGCAAACCCACGATGCGAATGCACCGCAATTCAAACACTGCGGATCGGTTTGATAGCGCGAACCGCGCTTTCTGGATGGGTGACGATAATTTCTACGGTATGGATGTTCCCAAAGATGCGCTGTGGTTTCCTGAATGGAAATTGATCCATGCGCGCTGGAACCACGATGAAGAAAGCCGCTATGGACGCCCGATGATGCAGAGCGCGCGCAAACACTTCCGCTATGTGGAAGACGGCGAATTGAATGTAGCCGTGCGGCGCAAGATCGGGGGGGCGCAGTTGCGTCAACATGTAATCGAAGGCAATGCCGCGGATGTGGAAACGTACAAGGAAAACAATAAAGCCGCGCTGGGCAAACTGGCGGCGGTGATTGATTTTTTCAGCAATAAGGCGTCTTCGCTGACAGTACACCAGGGCGATGGAAATATTGACAAGATTGGTGATGTACAGCATCACATCGGGACCATATTCACGGCTTCGGATGTGCCGATGGAATTGATGGCGTATGGCGCCGATCTGAACCGCGATATTTTAGGCGAGAAAAAAGAAGCGTATGAAGAGACACTCAACCAGGGGCGTGAGTGGGCAACTGTACAAATCATTCAGCCGTTGATCGAGCGTGAGTGGATGCTGCACGGCATTTATCCGGCGAATGTGAAATATAAGATCATCTGGCGCAAGGCAAAGAGCCTTTCACCCACTGACCTGCGCGATCTGGCAGATGCCGCTTCACGCCTGCGGATTTTGGGTGTGAAGGAAGAAACCATTCAACTCATTCTGGCGAGCTATTTGCGTGATGTAGACCTTGAGATTATGAGCGGTGACGGTATGGATAGCACGCAGTTTGCCAATAACCTGAAAGGGTTGAGCATCTAAGGATGAAGGCTGAATGATGAAGGATGAAGAAATTCTTTCCCGTTTGGATGAGGTGGCTTGGGGCAGTTTGGACAAGGCATCTTTCAAAGCTGTTTTACGTTTGCAGGTTTATTTCACTGGCAGAACGCATGAGCTAATGATCGAGTTCGGCAAGCAGGCGCGTGCGGTGCTGGTGGATTATGGCGGGCAGGACGGTGTATTGGATGGGTCACGCGGTTTTCAGGCGCAGAGTGCGTTGCTGAAACTGTGGGGCGATACCTTCAAGATTTGGCAGGATGAGTTTTTGCAGGCGCGGAAGGAAGCGGTTAGTTTGCCGTTTGGCGTTTTGGCGGTGAGGCATGAAAGGCTTATCGTCGAAAGTCAAAAGTCAAAAGTCGAGAGCGTTTCGACCTTTGACCTTCAACCTTTGACCGAATCCATTGATGATGGTGTTTTCAAGCCGCAGAGTGATATTTTGTTGAATGCGGCGGGTGAGCATTTGTACGGCGATGGAATCAATATATCGGCGCGGATTTGGAACATTGAAGGCGCCGGGCGGGATGCGATCAATACGGTGATTATGCAGGGCGTGACAGACGGCGATTCGGCTTGGAACATTGCGAAGAAATTGGAAGCGTTCCTCGGAGCCGGTCAGAACTGTCCGCGCTGGACATCTACCCGTTTGTATGGTCGGACGGCATCGGATAAATCTGCGGGTGATACGACTGGTTTGCTCAGTGGCAATGACTGTGACGGGCGCGGTGTGAGTTATAACGCGCTGCGGTTGGCGCGGACTGAAATTCAGAAGGCGCACGCATTGGCTACCGATAAGTTATTGGCGTCTCAGCCGTGGGTTGAGAAAGAGCAATGTCATCTTTCGGCGGCGCACCCTGAACCGGATGAATGCGATGATGTGATCTCTTCCGGCGAGAATGGTGAAGGGATTTATGCGGTGGGCACAATTGAGTATCCACTTCATCCGCATTGTTTTTGCTATAAGACGGCGGTGCTGGTGGATGAAAAAGAATTTACATCCAAACTCAATGGCTGGTTGAATGGAGAAAGTTACCCCGAAATGGATGAATATAAATCCATGATCGGCGGGGATGTGAATATTTCGTTGATGCCGCAGGCGGTGAGTTTGGCGGTGTGGTTGTTCGGCGAAGGGTTGTCACTGCAAGGATGAAGGATGAAGGATAAAGGATGATCAACATGAAATTTGCAGAAGGTTGTTTGTTTATTTTGCCAGAGGCTTTTTTGTTTTGGGCGTTGGTGATCGCTTTGATCGTGGTGGTGAGATGACTCTTTCCAGTGAGATAAAAACCGTTTTGCAGGCGAATGCCCCGTTGATGGCGATTTTGACCGGCGGTATTTTTTGCGATGTGGAAGAGATTTCGCGCCAAAATACGGCGGCGGCATTTGACACTAACAGAGAGATCAAGCCTTCGGCTCTGATCAAGCTGGGGGTGGAAACGAAGCGCGGTCCCTTTTTGCGCAGTGTGCAAACTCCGCTGACCATCTATTTTTATGAGCGGCAGGGATATGCCAACATCGCAAGCGCAATGGTGATGGCGTACAACCTTTTGAATGATGCCCAGGTTGGGACGGGCGTTTGGGAGTTGACCTATGACGTGAGTGTGAGTCAACAGCGGGACACGGCGTTGGATTGTGCGCTGGGGTCGCTGAGGTTTGTGGCTGTAAGACTTCGGTAATTGGTAATTGGTGAGTGGAGATTGCTTCGTCGCTCCGCTCCTCGTAATGACATAACTTTTCAAGGAGAAATAATATGGCTACAGGTGAAGACAATAAGCCTTTTGGGCTGAAAGAGATCGTGGTGGTCTCTTATGATGGCGTGACTGCGATTTCGTTACCAGCCGCGTTAGAGTTGGAGTTTGAAGAGACTGTGGTGAGCGGTGAGTTTTTCGGCAATGATGAATTGCAGGGAATCGTCACCCAGCCGCTGGGCGTGAAGGGCAAGTTCAAGGCAGGCGGTATTTCGCTCGATGCGTATGCCCTGATGACCGGTCACTCGTATGGCGTTTCAGGTTCCACGCCCAATGAGGTGGCAACTCTGGCAGGTGATTCAGTCACCTTCCCGTATTTCAAAGCCTATGGCAAGTCACTGGGCGATGTGGGCGATGATGTGCATGTCAAACTGATGAAGATCAAATTGACCGGTTCACCAAAAGGTTCTTTCAAGCGCGGTGAGTTCTTCATGCTTGAGGCTGAATTTGCGGGCGTGAAAGTTGGCGGCAAAGCCTATGAATTGGTAGCCAATGAAACCGCCACTGCATTGCCTGGTGCAACTGCCTCGGCTCCCGCATTTACGTTGAGTTCCGTGCCTGCGGATGCTGACACGGCTGTGGTGGTGAGCGTGAATACGGTCTTGACCTTTAGCAATGCGCTGAAAGTTGGGGCTGAGAATGGAATCATTTTGACCACTGCGGCGGGTGTGCCCGTGGCGGTGGCTCGTAGCATTGATTCGGCGCGTAAGGTGGTCACACTCAACCCGTCCAGCAATATGGGCGCGGCAACTGAGCATTTGGTGATCGTGCCAGGTGTAGTGGATGTGTTCGGTCAGTCTTTGGCTGATACGGTCGTGAACTTTACAACAGCATAAAAGAAAGGATGAATGATGAAGGATGAAGGATGAAATAATTCCTTTGTCCTTCATCTGGTTACGATTATGACAAATCTAAAAAGTTTGAAAACTGCGGAGAATGCAAAGCGGATGAACCTGGCTGATTGGCGCGCAAGCCGTTTGCATGATTTTACCCTACCTAGTGGATTGCCGGTGACGGTGCGCGATGTGACCATGACCGATCTGTTATTGACCGGCAAACTGCCCGCGTCTTTTGTGGATATGGCTGATGAAGCCGCGCAGAATGGCGGCGCTGGTTTTGACCTGAAGCAACTGGCGAAGAACGGCGAAGATTTTCGGCTGATGTTGGATGCGCTGGTGAATGTTGCGCTGGTTTCGCCGCAGATCGGGGCGCAGGCAGATGATGAGCATATTACGCTGGCTGAACTTCTAAATGATGACAAGATGGAAATATTCAACTTTGTCAATCGGGAGGTAACTGCTTTGCAGTCCTTTCGTGAAGGACAAAACGAACCTGTGGCGGTTGTATAACTCTGCAACTTCCTACGGTAAACGCCCGAGCGAGTTTATGCAGTTGGAAACTGAGATCGCGGCGTGGGCGTTGGATGAAGCCTGTTTGGTGATTGGGCGCAAGTTTGAAAATATGCTGAACGATGGCAAAAACCCGTTTGCTGATGCGTCAAAGGTTGAAGGTCAAAGATCATCCTATGCGCCTGTGGCGAATGGCAGTGTAAAGAAAATGCAGATCCCAGCAAGTGGAGTTTGGTGATTGAAATGTGTAACAGACTAATGTATAATGGAAATCGAGACGGTCAATCTCTATCCCACGAAGGCAGCGTTTTCGCTTTTATAAGCGAGACTGCGTTTGTTACACATAATTCAACCATTCCCAATCGTGGGAAGAAATCTGCCACAGAAGATGCACGCTGCCGAGATGACCGTCTCCCAGTTGTATTCTGTGGCAGATTTTTTATATCTAAAGGAGACGGACATGCTTCAAGATATTCAAGTAACGCCCAAGACGGTTATAGTAGTTTCACAACCCGATGCCAAGCCAATGTTCTCGCAAGAATTTGTTGGGATGATGCAGGATCGCGCATACGAGACTTTGCGCGCTTATTTGGAAAGAACCGACCAGGACGGCGCAGTGAAGTTGCTCGACGATCTGATCATTCTGTCTGTGCCTCAGCCTCAATCCGAAAATATGTGGGTGTACAACCAGAGCGTGGGCGAGGCAATTGGGAATGTCAGTCATCAAGTGCTGGCGATGGGCGGCAAGTTCAGAGATATGGTGGAGGCTTAGATGGACGCCGAAACCTATCAAATACGATTGAGCAAAATAAAGATGGTGGGGCATGCTGGACGCGCTTTGTTGCTGTCACAAATTGCCGAGAAAGCGCCGCAGCTCAAGGAATTGGCGGAAGACGTTTTGATGCTCTTGTATGCGGAATCCACGGCGAACCGCATGGCGTTGCGCGATGGTATTTTGAACGACGAAGAATTGTTTTATGCAGATCAGGCAGTCAAGAACGTGTTGCCCGTAACTGTGGAAAATATCATGTCGCAAGTTCAATCATTGACCAGCCAGAGAGACGACTTTGGGCATTCTCAATATCCCAAATTAGTACATGCACGCGCATTGCGATAAATAAAATCAATCTTGTAAAACAGGCTTTCTGTAGGAATTTGCGTTCCTATGGCAAGCCTGTTTTTTGTTTTGGAGGTAACGCATGGCAATACAGTTAGGTAGTGCGTATGGGAAAGTGAATATTGATTCCAGCGGTGTGCAGAGCGGAGTTGATAACGCTGTAAAAAGTTTAGGAACATTAGGAGAAACAGCTAAAAAAATTGGTGCTTCAATGCAGCAAATTGGAAGTGCGATGACCATTGGGCTTACTGTTCCAATTGTCGCGTTCTTCGCTTCATCTATAAAATCTGCTATGGATGCAGAGAGCGCTTTGGCTGAATTGAACGCAGTTTTGAAGTCCACAGGCGGCATTGCCGGAGTGACATCTGAGCAAGTACAAAAGATGTCTTCCGAACTTCAAAAAGTGACAAAGTTTTCAGACGAAGAAATTATGTCTGGGCAATCTATGCTTTTGACTTTTACGAAAATCGGGAAAGATGTTTTCCCGATGGCAACCGAAGCCATGTTGAATATGGGCGAAAAGTTTGGAAGTGTGAAAAACGCATCTATTCAGCTTGGCAAGGCATTGAATGATCCTATTGCGGGTGTAGGCGCTTTGCGGCGCGTTGGCGTAATGCTTACCGATGAACAGGAAAAACAAGTCAAAGGCTTTATGGCTGTCAATGACATTGCATCCGCTCAAAAAATTATATTGCAAGAGCTGGAAACTGAATTTGGAGGTTTGGCGCGAGCTGCAGGCGACACTACTCAAGGAAAATTTGTTCAATTCAAAAACACATTAGATGATTTCAAAGAAGTTATTGGAAAGGCTCTAATCCCATCCCTAATACGATTTATGGACGCACTTACTCCAGTAATAATTGCACTTTCCAATATGCCGCCTGGCGTAATGGATTGGGTGTTAGGTTTCTTTATTTTGGCGGCTGTAGTGGGTCCAGTATTATTTTTATTGGGCAAGGCTCTACCTTTGGCATTTAGCGGAGCTACCAAAAGCCTCAATCCATTTTCAGGCGGTATTTTTGGCTTAGCTAGAACGTTTATCAAATGGGTGGGCGTAGCGGCAATGGTTGTGAAAGTGCTGACCGCTTTGGGCATTGCCACAGGTCCAGTTGGGGCGGGCATTCTGGCAGTACAAGCGGCAATTGCAGGCGCAGCGGGTTCAATCCTTGTGATCGTTGGTCCTATTTTATTGATTATTGCTACTTTGGGATTGCTGTATTGGGCATTCAAAAATAACTGGATGGGCATCACCGACACGTTGAAACAGGCATGGTTTCTGCTTGGGTATTACATAGCCCAGATCGTAGATAAAATGAAAAACATGTTCAAAAATATCAACTGGGGGCAGGTTGGTAAGAATATGCTGGTGGGGCTTGCCAGCGGAATATTGGGCGGCATCCCATCCATTATTATGGCGGCGGCGCAGGCAGGCGCGGCGGCATTGGAAGCCATGCGCAAGGCTCTGGATTCACATTCACCTTCACGTAAATTTTTCAAGCTGGGCATTGATAGCGGCGATGGTTACAAACTGGGGCTGAAAGATTCCGTCAACCCGAATGTGATCGCGCGCATGATGGCGAAACCCGTCAGCAATATGACCACGCAACAATCCACCAGTAACACAGTCAACTTGAGCAATGGGCTGACCCTGCGCGATGTAGATCGGATGATGGATTCAAAAATCAATCGTTTTGCGAAGAACGTTGCAGGAGCACTCTAATGGCATCTGACTTTCAAATTGGCACAACCCCCGAAACATTGACCGCGCTCGACGCGCTGGCAACTCCCGTACCAGACCCACAATGGGAGTTTCAGAAATACCGCAAAATGGCACGCCTAGCGGATGGTTCCATGCGCGGACAGGGACCCTCTACCATTGTGTGGAGCTTTCCCCTGGCAGAAGATGACCAGATCGCGCAGTTGGAGGCGTATAAATCAACAGAAACGATCTACATCCGCGCCTGTAAGCGCGATGGCACATTTGCGGTCTTTGAAGTGACCATGAACTGGACAGATCCACGGCAGGACGGCGATCACATGAATGGCTTTGTTGGGTATCGCAGTGGATTGAGCATTGAGTTTTTAGCATGGGCTGAGGTGGTCTAATGACAAGCAACTTTGCGGCGCGTCCTGCCACCTCTGGCGAATTGGTCAAACAGCGCAGTGACAACCAGGCTACAAGATTGGGCTTGGCAATTCAGCATCCGGTCACGGTTTACGCGGCACACATCAATCAAGATTTCGAGACCGTGGATGGCATCGCCGAATTGATCTACGATGGCGGCGTGGGTACATTGGCTGATGTTTTGCCAGATATGACGCTCTACGTCAGCACCTCTGCGGGCGTTGGGAAGGGCGTGTGCCGTGTGCGCAAAACGCCAACCTCTGACCGGCTTTACATCAACCAGAGCAGTGACATCCAATTTGCAAACGATGACATCCTGACCGTCGTCAACTCATTTGGATTATGGCAGCGCGATTTGACCGTGACCGGCGGCGTCGTGCGTATGGATTATGACCTTGATTTTGGAACTGTCACCAGCGGAGGCGTAATTCCGCGCATTGCTCCGCTGGTGGCTGTTTTGCATTTATCTGATGGTGTGGATGGCGCTGTTGAATTTAGCCCGCCCGATCCCACGCTTTCGGCGTGCTATGACGGCGCAAACATCGTCAGCTTTTTATACTCCGCCCCGGGTGCGGTCAGTACCGCCAATATGGATACAGATCATCCATCTTGGAGCTATTCCAGCAGCGGCGAATATCGCTGGTCGTGTACCATCACAGACGATCTGGGGCGTGAGACGGTTTCGCATCGCTGGGTATTTGTAGACCCGGCGCGCATCCCGTTCAAAATGGAGAGCAATCCCACCGGCGATTACGGCGAGGGCGGTTGGTCGTTTGCCGTGACGTGCCTGGCTGATGTTGCCCGCTCGCAGGTTTACGACCGCGCATTATGCACGCTCTACGCCACAGATTATTATGGCGGCGTGAAAGGCTCGGTGGGCAAAATTGCAGGCTATGAAAATGTGATCTGTTCGGGTTGGATCGACGGCGAAAGTATTGTGTATGACAGTGAGAGCGGCGAAGTTACTTTCACGGTGCAAGGCGCGGCGTACTGGCTGAAGAAAATCCGCGCGTTCCCGTTTGAATTGCAATATGTGAGCGGCGCGCCGATCAACTGGAAGCAATTGCAGGGCATGACCGTTGGCAAGGCACTCGCACATCTATTGTCCTGGACAACCACCGCGCCTACGGTGATGGATTGTTTCCTGACAGATAGCCCCGCGCGTTGGAAGATTTTCGCAGAACCCAGCGGGTCATTGCTGGACCAGATGACCAAGATGGCGGGCAAGGTTTTTTCAACTGCGCTGGTCAATAGCTACGGTCAGCTTTTTGTAGAGGTTGACTCGCAGATCATCTCTGACACAGAGCGCGCCACTCTGCCCGTAATAATGGACATTACCAAAATTGACCGCATAGACGGATTGGAGATCGTGCGCAACACCAGCGAAAAAACATCATTGGTCGAACTCTCCGCCGCGTCAGATTATGACGGTGTGGCATCCACTCAAATCTATTCGAGAGCGCCGGGCACCATCGGTAAAAAATACGGCGAACCTGGAACGTATGATGATTACGCCATCGTAGATCAAAGCGACTGCAACCGTATTGCAGGCAGGCTGCTGGCAGTTAGCAATCCTGACTATGAACCGCTGGACATTGAGCTTTCAGCCAATAGCCGTCTGATCGATATTGCTCCGCGCCAATATTGCACCCTCAGCGTTTCGGCAGAGGATAATCCCAGAGGCGTAGCGTTCACTTCGGCTAAATTGATTCCGCGTCGAATAGAATATATGTTCGATGAAGACAGCGCAAGCATCACCACGCAAATAACCTTTGAGTTTGAAGTAACCAGCATAGACGGCGTGACGTATATTCCCCCGCCCGTGGTGCAGACCAATTTGACTGACGGCTTCGGAGATGCGGGCTTTGATGATTTCCCATTGGATAATACCTGGTTTCCGCCTGTTATCCCTGCACCATTGCCAACTGGCACGTGTACCTCTGAAACAGAAAATAGATATACCGCCTATTGGGACAGACCAACGATTACAGATTCAATCCAAACAGCACGCTGTTATTTTCCGTGTAAATTGCATGGCGGTGTTGACGCGGCACGCTCGCGCGTAAGTGGCATAGACGGCGTGAGTTATACAATTTATGCAATGGTAGGTGATAGCAGAGTAGCAACTGCCAATGCTGGCGGAGTGTTCAACCTGCCGAGCGAATTGGACGTGGATGGTTTTGAAATTGAGGTGCTGACAACTGTATTTTATAAAATCGGCGCGGCGATTGCAAGCGGTACAGTATTAGGAACAAACGGGGAGGGCGTCAACGTGCCAGTGACGGAAGGAAATTATTATTCCATCGAAGGCACGGGCGGCCCCTGGTACTACAAATCCGACCAACCAGAGTGGAAGTTTTATAACTTTTGGAGTGGCGCGGGTGGATACCTGCAGGATGAGCATGGCGCGGGATGGTCTGGAACAGCAGTTAACCCAATAGGCGGATTTGGTTATATGTCATTACAAATGCCTTATGGTTGTTTGCTTATCGAACCACTAGGTGATTTGTATGCTCGCGTATATTTTCAGGCAAACGAAAGTGGGTTTTTCAATTTTGTTTGTTCTGACTTTATTTTCGGTGATAATGGCGGTTCGCTAGGCTATATCCTTCGCCCCGTAACTGTTTTAGATGAGCCGATAGCACTCGGCATGGCGGCGATTCTCAACGTTTGTCCGGTGGGTGAATAATGAATGCAAAAAAATACTTTAGCAAAGCACTAAAATCCCAGCTTGATAAAAAGCAGGACGAGCTTCAACGTTGGGCGGCAGAGATGGGCGATGGTGATGGGAAAACAGCCGTCCCCGGTTTTGATAATTTTGTCTATGTAAAAATGGATGATAAAGTTTTGCCGGTCTTCAACAACCGCGTTTCTGTAGATTCGGGGAAAAAGATTTGGGTGGGGTATGCCACTGAGGAACGCACTTTGTTCCAGGTGCTTTCCACGCGGTCTGAATCTCCAACGGGAGCGCAGGGCGGTTTTGCAGGCTATGCTCCATCCAGTAGGTATAGGTGGGGCGGCATAGACCCATTACCGGCTGAGCTGCGCGCATTCATGCCGCTCCGCATAGGAGCCTCAAAAGCGGGCGGGCTGAAAATAGATTTATACAAGGGATATGTCCATAACGGCACTGACAGATTTTATATTCCCCGGCAGGACTTGGATGTTTCTACCCATGTTCCAACCACAGCGGGCAAGGCGGCGTTTGTTTTGATTACCATCGACGACGCAGGGACGGTTGTCCAAACAAAAGGCTCCGAGGTTGACATTGCCGATTTGGTGCGTGCTGATGTTCCCGCCACGCCCGCCAACACCATTTTTGAGAGCGGCGCAGTCCGCGTTTATTATGGACAAATCACGCCACAGGATGCCACGGTCAATACTGATTTTGTGGATCTGCGCTTTTCGGGATATTCAGCGGGTGGATATACTCCGCCCGTGACGGATGCGGCTAATGATTTTCAGGTGGGCGATGGGGCAGGATCCTGGATCAAAAAAACGCTGGCGCAAACAGTGACGATTTTACAAACTTTGCTTGATAGCGTTTATCTCAAACTATCGAGCATGTCCGCAGCAAACGCGCTCGACCTGACCGACGGCGGCGCGACCACTTTGCACACGCACGTTACAGCGCACACATGGACACCCACAACAGGCGGGATTACGTTGGGTAATGGCTCGGTTGTGGCATCGTATTCTAAAATAGACAAGATAATTTTCGGATCAATCCTTTTTACTTTAGGATCAACCAGCGCAATTACTGGCGATGTTTATTTTTCTTTCCCCGCAACGCTGTCGGTTGTCGGAACAATGTCTGTTGATTTGTTTGATTTAGGAGTGGCAGCGTACGAGGGTGCGTCAGATGCAACAACAACAAATATTTATGCAAGAGTAAAAAAGCGTATTGGGACTGACTATATCTCTCTAAGTACATCACTAAGCTCAACCGTCCCGTTTACATGGGGCGCATCGGACTTTATCCGTATAAAATTTTGGGGTATATTGCCATAAGGAGTATTATGAATATATCTAAATTGTGGGAAGCCGTGCCACCAATCGGAAGCGAGGTATCGGATGAAACTAAATGGATACTTATAAAATTAGAGCGCACGCGGCGTATTGAGGCAGTTGAAAAATATCTGCGTCCTGACGTGCCTATCTCGTTTACGAAGCGGCAGGAAATAGCGGAGTATATTCAGACGCTTCGAGACGTGCCGCAGAATTTTAGCAATCCCGATTTAGTCCAATTTCCGCTGGAGGTGACGTATGGCTAAAAATGCAATCAAAAAAGACGACGGCGCAAGGCTGAAACAAGAAAGACAATCAGCATCCGCCACACTGACCGCGCTGGTTGGCGCGGACGTGAACAAGATGACCGACAAAGAACTCAGGCAATTTATGGGGGCGATGGGGCAACTCGCTGGCTTGCTGGACGAGAAAAACAAGGTCAAGCCGCTGGTATGAATAAAGCAAAAAGCCACTCATTTGAGAGGCTTTTTGTTTGGGCGTCCACTGTTTGGGATGGTTGTCTCAAACGATAAACTATGTCTATAAATGGTGCCCCCACGGGGGGGAGTGATATAGACATAGTTTACTATACTATTCTTTTTTTTTACAGCAGGCACATGATAATAATCCACTTTGGCGACTATGTGCTTTCCAATGCGGTCTGCTTTGATGCCGTCAATAATGCCAATTAGCACTTGGCGGACTTTGGCGGGGTCGCTGGAGCGTAGGTCTTCCTGTATGCGCTGGGTGGCTGTGCGGGCTTGCTCTAAAGTGGGGATGCTGATGGGGGCATGGTTTTTGTTTTTGAGTTGTGCCAGTTTACTAATAAGTATCGATTCTTCCTCTTCGAGCGAGGTTAGTTTTTTGAGTAATGTTGAGGATGCGGGTTTTTCGGTGAGGACATCTATCAGATGAGTCAATTTCTTTCGGACGGTAGCAAGCTGGGGCGTGATGGATGCGCGCTCTTCATCCACTATATTTTGATGGTTGGCGTGGGTGGATTGAAATTTCGTGAGGACGTTTATCAGGTTTTGGGGGTCATCAAAAAAATTACACATTCCATCAATGACAAGTTTTTCAAGCACTTTGGCGGGGATGGCTTTGGCGGTGCAGGTCTTTTTATTTTTTGCAGTCGCGCAGATATATTGGCGGTAATCTTCGCCGTAGGGTTGTTTGGTGGTTTGACCATTCAGCGATCCGCCACAACGCGCGCATTTGGCAATCGATGATAAAAGGTACACGCTGACCACGCGCCGCGGATGTACGGTTTTACTGTGCAGGTGGTTGCGCTCTTTCGCGGCGGAGGTGATAGTTTGCACTTTGTCCCATGTCTTGCGCGGAATAGTGGGCGGGCAATAATCTTCGATGACCAGATCACCAAAATTCAAGATGCCAATATAAATGGGGTTGATAAAAAAAGTGACATACGAGTTGATGGATTTATAAAGTTGCGTTTCGGCGTGGATCTGTGAAAGGCTTTTGTCCTGCGCCTTCATGCGAAACGCTTTATTGATGCGGAGTTTGAAATCTGGGTCAGGGTCCCAACGGTGGGCGGTGCGTGTAACTCCATCAAGCGATGTGATCTGAATGGGCGTGCGCACAAATCCGAGCGGAGGATTGCCCGGGACGGCTCGCTGTTTTACGTTATGCCGCAGACCGCGCCATGCGCCCATTGAGGCTTCATCTTTTTTTTGTTTGTTGGCAATGTGGATGATGGTCTCAATGACAGGTCCAAACTCGCCCTCTGGGATTTTATCGGTCAGTGAGTGGATGACAATATTGCGCGTGCGCAATGTGGATGTGTAAAACTGCGAGTCCCATGCGCCACCGCGTGAGAAGCGTGCAAAATTCCAAATGAGCAAACCATCGGGGCGTTGATCGGCTGAACTGGAAAGGGACATCATATAATCAAAATCATTGCGTCCCTGAGTGGAACCGCCCGATTTGTGAATATCTTCAAACGGTGCATGGGTGAGGATCAATCCATGGTGTGCGCAAAATTCCATAATACTTTCGCGCTGTTGTTGCACCGATCTGTCCTGCGTAGGTCCGCCCGAATCGCGCAGATA